CGAATCCTCCCGAAGAAGATACGTCTGGGTACTCATTTCCTCCCGATATTCACGATTCAGTGGATATTCACAGCGGTAGTGAACATCCATGTCCCACCGATTTCACAGACGAATCACAAGCAGATGACGAGGAGATGGAAGAAGTGGCGACGTTCAGGTGGAGCGATGGGATGTACCAGCTCGATCCAGGCGAGGCGGAGGCGCGCGCGCAGATCGCGAATGAGGCGCGCTTCGAACTCGTAGCGCTGCGTGAGGCGTTCGAGGCTGACGGCATCGAGGTCGCTGACCCGCCGCCGCTGGATGATCCGCGCTGGGCGAAGGTGGGCGAGCTTGGTGATCGGGCGCCCGCGCGGCTCTGGGGCAAGTGCGTCGAGGTCGGCAAGCAGATCCAGAACCCGGATATTGATGCGGACCTCCTGCTCGATTTGAAGCGCGAGCATGTTCGCATCTATCGCATCCTTCTCATGCTTCGCATGTATGCGCCCGAGTGGTTCATGATCGGGGCGCCGGATGATTGACGCGGGGGGGCTGGGACTCGGCCTCGCGTGCATCCTTGGGGCGTACTTCATGTTCGAGGTCGGCAAGTCCTGGGCGCATCTCGAGCAGGAGCGTGAGGATGGCGCGGCGCCGGCTGGAGGCGAGGCGGCGATGATCGAGGAGTGCATCCTGCGCGCGCGGCAGATCGTCGTCTGCGAGGGATGCGGGCACGCGCCGCTGTGCTGCTGGCTCGAGGAGTCGTACATCGATCCGAGCTCGGGCGAGAACATGGGCGTGCTCGCGGGCAGGTGCCCGGCATGTTTCGTGGTGAACTACGGCAAGCTCGACCAGCATCACCTGGCGATGGTCGCCGCGCTCTACGAGTGGGACCGCTCGGGCATGAAGCGCGACCTGCTGGAGCTCGAGTCAGTTGACATGCTCACGATGTCGGAGGACGACTACTAGACGAGGCCGGCAGCTTCGAGCGCGCGCGCGGCCTTGCCGCGCATCTGTCGGATCCGCTCGTACGTCACGCCGAACATCTCGCCGATCTCGCCATCGGTGTAGCCTTCGCTCGAGAGCGTGATCATCGCGGGCAGTCGCTCGTCCGCGGCTGCGAGCGCGCGCAGGATGTCATCGGCGCCGCACTGCGGGTCATCCTCGGATCCCATGAGCCGGTGCACCATGCTCTCGGCGTCGTCGAGCACCGACATGTCGAGGCTGGCCGTGCACCTGCGCAGCAGATGGCTGATGTCCTCGTCGTGGCCGGTGATCAGGCGCTCGGGGATGTGGCAGATGCCGATGAGCGTGTAGATCGTTCGCTGCGCGCGCGTGTGAATCCATGGCGTCGCGACGGTGGTGAGCGTGTTGCCGCGGGACTCGTCGAACTTCATGACCGCGACGTACAGTCCCTCGAGGCCGGCCTGGAAGATGTCGTCGAACGATGCGGACTCGGGGATCTGGATCGACCACTGCATCCACAGCCTGCTTGAGATCGAGAGCACGAGGCGGCTACAGGCGTCGATGACCTGCCGCATGGCATCCTCGTCACCCTCCTGCGCGGCGACGGTGAGCGCGATGAGCTTCTCGCGCGGTACCACCTTCGACTGCTTGACGAGCGCGGCGATGCCGCCCCCATCAACGCTGTTGCTGATTGATCGCTTCGCCATGATCGTGTTCATAGCGCAGCATGCTATGGATGGTTGCGGACGCACCTACATGCTATGCTGCACGTGCAGCCGGCGTCGGCCCACCGGATAGCTGTGTGGGGACAGCGCCCCCGTCTTCGGATGGGGGCGCCTGTGCGTCTGGTACGATTGTCTCGCGAACCTGCGAGGCGTCTCCGGAAAGCACTGCCAGGTGCATGAAGCCTCCATAGCGCTGTGCTGACGAGCCACCCGTCTTGGCAGATGGTTGGATGGAGATTCGTCAGGCAGGGGAGCACAAACTGCGTCCGCGTGTCTCGTCATGATGCAGACATGAATCCGATCACGCAGCACCTCCTCGATACCAAGCTCAAGGGCGGCTCGCTCGAGCGCGCCGTCTCCCAGGCCGGCATGTCGAGCCACGATCGAGGCGTCGCTCGCTCCGCAGGCTTCGGCACCGCGGCTGCGCAGGCGCGCGTCAACCATGCGAAGCTGCGCGCGAAGACGAAGGCGCAGAAGGCTGCGCGGCGGCGCAACAGGTAGGCTGCGCGCATGGGTAGCAACGCGAATCGTCACTTCGACAAGGGCGGCAGTGAGTGGGGTCGCCGCCCCCGCAAGGTCGAAGCACGCGAGAAGAAGCATGCGATCCACGACGCCGCGATCGAGGACAGCGCGATCGATGGAGCTCCGATGCATGGAGGCAAGCGGCGCCGCAAGGATACGAAGCGGTGGTGCCGCGGCAAGGTCGGCAAGGAGCACGACTGGCAGCCGTTCGACAAGTGGCCGGGGCTTGGTCACAGTCGATGGCTCAGGGCATGGACGATGCGCCGCTGTCAAGTTTGCGGCAAGGAAAACTTGACGCGGGCGTAGCGTCCGGCCCCGCTGCGATGCTCCTACGATGTTTCCCACCTTCTCGCGCGCGCGGCACTGCCTCAAGGAACTGCTCGGCATCACGCCGTACGGGCACCAGTCGACCGCGGTCGCGCTCATGCTCAGCGAGTTCGAGCGCAGCGGCGTGTTCGCCGTATTTCACGATCCCGGCTGCGGAAAGACGCTCTCGACGCTCGGGGCATTCGGTATCCTGCATCAACGCGGCGACGCGGAGACGATGCTCGTCGTGTGTCCCACGTCGGTCATCGGAGCATGGGAGAAGGACGGCAAGCATCTGCCCAACGCGAACGTCGTGGCGCTCACTGGTTCGTCGGCTCAATGCGAGGCAAAACTACAGCGCGCGCTCCTCGAGCATCGCGAGGGGCCGCTCGTGGCTGTCGTGAATCTGGAGAAGTCGTGGCGGATGGAGCACGTGCTGCGCGCTGCGCGCTTCGACATGATCGTGGTCGACGAGTCGCAGCGCATCAAGGCGCCAGGATCGAAGCAGTCTCGCGCAATGCACCGCATCGGCAAGACAGCGAAGTATCGCGCGATCCTGACGGGCACGCCGACGCCCGAGTCCGCCCTCGACCTGTATGGCCAGTACCGTTTCCTCGACGAGACGATGCTGGGTACGAGTCATGTGAACTTCACCGCGAAGTACGCGCACACGATCGAGCTCAAGACGAAGGCTGGACAGACATTTCCGAAGGTCACGATCAATCAGTTCATGCTCCCGGAGCTCGAAAGGATCGTGTTCTCGCGCGCGCATCGCGTCACGAAGGAGGACGCGCTCGACCTGCCCGACCAGGTAGACGTGGTACTCCCCTTAGACCTCGAGCCGAAGGCGCAGAAGGTCTACGACCAGCTCGCGAAGGAGTCGATCGCGCTGCTCGAGGACGAGTTTGGGGAGTACGGGGAGATCCTCGGCGACCATGTGCTCACGCGCCTGCTGCGCCTCTCACAGATCAGCGGAGGCTTTGTGACGAACGAGCAGTCCGGCGCGCTCGTCGAGATCAGCGACGCGAAGCGCAAGATGCTGAAGGAGCGGCTGGAGACGCACCTCGACGCGGGCAACAAGGTCGTCGTGTTCCATCGCTTCACGCGCGAGGGCGAGGAGATTCGCAAGCTCGCTGCATCGCTCGTCGGCACGCCGAAGAAGCCGATCCCGCAGCCGTGCATCGCAGGCGACATCGCCGCGAAGGATCGTGCTGAAATGGTGCACCGCTTCCAGACGGATGATGATGCTCGCATCTTCGTAGCGCAGATCGCGAGCGCCGGGCTCGGCATCACGCTGCACGCCGCGTGCGTGTCGATCTTCTACTCGACTGGATTCAGCGGCGCCGAGTTCGAACAGGCTCGTGCGCGGCTACATCGCATCGGGCAGACGAAGAAGGTGATACACGAGCACCTGCTCGCACGAGGAACAGTAGACGAGCACGTGTACGAGACGCTCATGGAGAAGCGCAGCGTCGCTGAGGAGATCGGATCGGGAGGGTGGAGAAGATTCTTGGCTGGCCCATAGCGGCCAACCCCCGTCCGTGCCCTTGCCCCGCGTAGCCACTCTTGCTACAGTGTAGCCATGAGCAACGAACAGGCGAACAGTGTACAGGAGCAGCGGCCGTGGATGCAAGGCCCGTGGGAGTGGAGCGAGGGCGGTGCCCTGCGGGGGATCGACGATGCCGACGACAGAGTGCTAATCGCGAGGCATCGCTCGTGGTCAAGCGGCCCGAGCGCCGAGCTGATCGCTCTCGCGCCGGAACTTGCCGAGGCTGTGCTCGAACAGTATCGCCGATACCCAGACTGCGACCTCGTGCGTGACCTCGCGCCACTCCTGCTGGCGATCGGCAGCGAAGCATGAACGGCCCCTACCACCGCGCCCTCCACATCCGCGTGCGCGAGGAGCAATACGCGCACCTGCAGCGCATCGCGGAGTCGCAGGACGCCAGCATAGGCTGGACCGTGCGCCAGGCGATCGACCTCTACATTCATCGCCGCACGGGCGAGTGGACACCCGAACCGAAGGATGCAGCATGAGCAAGGTATCGACGCTTCAAGACAACCTGCCCCGCCTGCAGCGCGACCACGCGTGGAGCGGCCTGCTCGCGCTGTCTCTCATCGAGCAACTCAACCTCGAGGCTGACCTCACCGACGTCTTCAAGACGGCGGACGAGATCCTGAACCTGCGCCAGATCAGGGACGCGCTCAAGCTCGCGACGGAAGCCGTGAACGAGCGGCTCGAGGATCTGAACGAGGTGCAGTACGAGCACATGATCGACAACGAGATGCAGTCGTTCAATCGAAAGGGACAGGTGCTCTACCTCAAGCAGTCGGTGTACGCTCGATCGACCGTCGGCTACGACGACGAGGATCTCATCGAGTGGCTCTCCGATAACGGACTGGGCGACCTAGCGAAGGCGAAGGTCAACGCGCAGAGCTTCGGCGCCGCGGTGCGCGAGCTGATGAAGACCGAGAACCAGGACGGCAGCGAGGAGTACGACGAGTCGAAGCTGCCTGAAGGCTGGGATGCGCTGCTGCAGGTCACGCGCGTCGGCGAGGTCGGCATTCGGAAGGCGGGGAAGTGATGACGTGGATTCTCGGGCTGTTCGGCTGCGAGCCGGGTCAGCACTACTGGAAGCCGAGTCCGTACAGAGGCTACTACTGCCTGTACTGCCCAGCACGAAAGTCGGGATACTGATGAGCGAATCAAGCAAGCCAGTCATCTACGGATTCCTCAACGGCGGGAGCCCCCAGTGGTGGGGGGTCATGGCAATCGCCGAGGATGGCCATGTGCTCGCACGGCACGTCTGCTCGAGTCCAGCGTTCTTTCGTCACGATCTTGGTTTCGGCGATTCTGATTGGAAGCACGACAAGTACCATGCGCATTATCCGCAGGGCTGGCAGCTCGAATGGGTAGACAGGGATGACATCGCCGGCCACGCTGGACTGCAGCGCGCCTTCGATCTCGGCAATGCGATAAAAGCTGCCGAGAAGCAGGAAGCCAACGCATGAACTTCTCCTACCAGACACGCCAGGGACTCGGCGTCGACCGTGACGCGAAAGCAACCGCGTGGTGGTGCCCGTCCTGTAGTCTCCTCGTCACACAGGTGAAGAATCCGATCCTCTGCGACGAGTGCGATGGCGACATGACGATCGCTCCAGAGCGTTTCCAAACCAACAGCCCCCAAGCCAAGGACCACGCATCATGAGCGCGATACAGATGAAAATCGAGAAGGTCACACCCGCGAAGGCAGCTACGTTCCTGAAGGGCAACGACAGCAACCGCACGATCCGCAAGAACGCGGTGAAGCGCTACGCCCGCGACATGAAGGCTGGCAACTGGCTCGAATCCGGCGACCCGATCCGCTTCAACGGCGACGGCACGCTACTCGACGGACAGCACCGCCTCTCCGCGATCATCGAGTCCGGCATGCCCCAGAAGATGATCGTGATCCGCGGCCTCAGCAAGGCATCGATGCTGGCGATGGATACCGGCGCGAAGCGGACTTTCAGCGACGTCCTCAAGTTGCAGGGATTCAAGAACACGAACCTGACCGCTTCGGCGATCCGTTGGTGCGTGCTCTACGAGGATCCTGAGCGCAAGGTCTGTTTCGACCAGGCGACGAACAGCGAGATGATGAACTGGCTCGAGCAGAATCCCGAGATCACGGACTGCGTGAACATGGTCGGGGCGAACAACAATCCGATCATCAAGAAGATTCGCACGCCGCTCTCCGCGATCCGCATCTACGCGAAGAACAATCACGACTGGGATCTGTTCGTTGCGAAGCTCGCGTCCGGCCTCGAGCTCTCCGAAGGCGATCCGATCCACACGCTGCGTCGCTACATCGAGAACATCTCGATCTCGACGCACAAGCCGCTCCCGATCATCATGCACGCGTGCGTTGTGAAGGCGTGGAACGCGTACATGAACGGGGGGTCGATCCGCGTGCTCACATTCAGGGCTGGCGGCTCGGCGCCGGAAGAGTTTCCAACCATCGTGACGGGAGCGTGACATGGGAGACGGCTATAGCGACTACTGGACTCTGCGTGAGGCGCTCTACTGCATCCAGGACATCCTGACCGAAGACGATAGTGATAACGCGCGGATGATCCGTGCGAAGATCATCGAGGCGCTCCGCGATACAGACCTCGCGAACAGGCGTGAACCAGTGCCGCTCACGGACGCCGAGATCGACGCGCTCATCAAGAGCGACCAGGGCGACTCGTACTACGTCACCCTGCCGGACGGAACATCTACTCCGATCGGCTACACGGCGGAGGCGTACGTGGAGCGATCCGAACTGCGCGCGGCTGCGCGGCGCGTCCTTGAAAGGGAGTCGTCATGACGCCGCGCATCACGAACAAGAAGCTCGAATCGATCGCGAAGGATATCGAGAAGTCGAAGGGCATCGCGTCGCTCGCGAGCTCGCGCCTCCTCGAACTGTGCGTCGGCGATACGCGCGTCTCTGACGCGCATCGCATTCGTCGCCTGCGCGACGAGGCGAATCGGCTCGTGAGAATCAAAGAGGACTTGAACGAGGCAATCGTGAACGTTCTTCTGCAGCGTCGCAGCGAGATAGCGAAGTGAGTGATGGCCTGTCATGGATCAGCATCCCATCCGGGCAGCGGCGTCAGTGGAGCTCGCCGGAGGAGCAGATCGCGTGGCTGCAGGCGCGCGTCGAGTCGATGCAGCAGCTCTACGCCGAGCGCGAGAGGATTCTCGGCGGGCACACGGCAGTCGTGTGGGTTGTCGGCGAGGCGGCATGCATCGCGCTCACACACGTTCAGGTACAGGAGCCTGTCGAGCTGCTCGAGTTTCACGACACGTGCTGCGGCGACTGCGGGCCGGGCCTCTGCTACGTCGACCAGATGACGGGGGCTTGACCATGACACGCGAACCAGCACACCAGTCCCAGTTCGTGTCCTGTCGCTATCCCGGATGCACGAACGACCCCGAAGGCGTATCGAAGGCCCACGCGAAAGGGTACTGCGGCGAGCAGCACCGATCGCAGCATGAGTGCATGGAGTGCTGGCAGCCAATCGACGACCATCATCCCGGATGTTCCGTCGGGGAGCACAACTCGCGGCATGAGCCGACCGTCGAATCCCGGTTGCAGGAGCCAAGCCCGTGCCACCTGTGCGGAGCGCCGCGCATCACCACCGGACAGAACGTATGCGACGGCTCGTATCCATACGAGTGCGGCAGCATCATCCGGCCCGGCAGTCGAGCACCCGACGTGCGGCGCGTCGGCGACCAGTGTGCGCGATGGGCTCGCGACGTGTTCCGAGCGGTCGAAGTCATGGACCTGAACTACCGCCAACTGGCAGCCGAGCGGGACCGCATGCTCGCCGTAGTAGAAGCGGCCATCCGGTTCGCCGAGACACAGGACGCGGATGGTCGTTTCGATGATGCCGGGGCCTGCGATGCGTTCGTAGACATGATCGACCACTACCGAAAGGCCACCGATGACGACGCCTGACCAAATCCAGCAGCGACGGTTCGGTGAGCGGGCTCACCTGCGGAACTGCGGCCCAGACTGTCCGTGGACTTCGATCGGATGCGCGTGTTCGTGCCACAGCGACGTTTCGCGGCATGAGCCGACCGTCGAAGCAAGGTGCGCGATCTGCGGCGACCCGCTCACTCACGCCCCGCGACTTGGCGAGTGGATCGCGCATCCCATGTGCCGGGAGGCGGTGATCGTCCACACGATGGAGGCGCACAACATGGCAGTGCGATCCGAACAGTCGCGCATCGACCGCGAGTTGCGCATCCTGTTCGACCGATTCGAGGACGAGGGCAGCGACCTGAACCCGAACCACTGCATGCGCATCCTCGACACGGTAGGAGCGAACCGATGACCGACACCGAATCACGCGAGCGTGCATCGAGCCGCTGCGTCGTCGGCCAATGCTGGACGCCGCCGACCACGGGCGACCGCTGCGACGAGCACCGGCTCCTGCCCTCCCAGTTGCAGGCACGAGAAGATGCCGCTTTGCTCGTTTGCCTCGCGCTGGGCTACAGCCACGCGGATGGCAGCTTCCAAGAGCCGGACGAATCGTTCTGTGAGGTGATCTACGGGGCCGTTGACGGCGATCAGGACTGCGTGGGGGAGGTCGCGGTCATTGGCAGGCACCAGCGAGCGGCCGACAGCGAGCTTCCCGAGGCGGTGTCGCGCAACCTGTACTGGCTCAAGCGGTTGGCCGATTCGCTTGAGCTGCGACGGGCGCACGGCTACCCCGGCAGGGCGGCGGATCTGGCCACGTCAATCTGGCGGGAACTCGATACCGCCCACCGCGACTACCGCGAGATGAAAGGCATGCCCGATGTCTGACCATGAACAACGGCAGCAGGCATGGAATCTGGAATGTCCCGTGTGCGCTCACCGCTGGCAGGGTGCCGAAGGTGCCGACGACTGCCCGGCCTGCCATGGAAAGGGACAGCAAGGCGACCTGCAGGAGCACCATGCCCCCCGCTACTACCAGGACGTAGCCGGCGAGGAGGACTACATCGACGTGACGGAGAGCATCGAATACTTGCGCCAAGAGCGACGCATGCTCATCTGCGCGCTCAAGTTGATCGCCGCTGCGGGGACGGCTCGTGATAACGGCTGGTGGTTCCACGAGACGGCCACGACCGCGCTCAACAATCTGAAGGAGTCATCATGAGAGTATCTTTACAGTATGCACCGCGCCACCCGGACGCCGAGGACGAGTTGACAGGCATCGTCCTCACGCTCTCCCGCCGCAACCTCGCATCCCTGCTCCACATGCTCGACGAGGGCCGCACGGCGGGCGCGCTCACGGGCCGCGACGAGAACGTCGAGATCCTCGTGCAGGCGCAGGAGGATGACGTCCACTACGCGGATCGGGACGCTGGCGCGATGAGTTGGGAGCGCGGCGAGGCGCCGGATGTGATGCTCGTCATACGCGAATCACAAGCGGATCACATTGAACTCGACCTCGAGCAGGACGGGATCGTGCACGAGGCGACCGACAAGCAGTTCGTGGTGGAGTGCGACACGGAGGAGTTGTTCTGATGACTGACATCGCGTCAGGTCCACCGTGTCCTTCATGCAATGACGGTTACGGATGCGAGTGCTTCGAGGCCGGCAAGGCCGATGATCGCGCAAGCATCGCGGCATGGCTACACGAACGAGCCGAAGACGCTATCGCGAAGAGCGCGATGCTGGAGGATCGCGTAGCCGGTCCTCGGCTTCGCGCGATGAACGCATGGGGGCACCAGTTGGCACTAGGCGTCGAGCGCGGCGAGGACCGTGCGACCCCATGACCCTCGACGACCTGCGCATGTTCGAGGTGCGCCTCCCCGTCCACTCGTGGCGCGCTCTCTACCGCGACCTGCCAGAAGGCGCGCACGCCGACCTGCGCCAGCAGCTCGCGACAGGCGTCACCCTCGCGCCCCAGGCGGGCGTCCCCACATTCGATGAACTCGTCGAAGCGATGAGCCGAACCTGCCTCGACCACTCGTGTAGCCTCGAAGGCTGGGACGAGTCGTGTCCCGAGTGCGTCGCTGCGCGGATGCTCTGGCGGTTGGCGCAGCGGTAGCGCAACACCTGCGTCCGACCACATCTTCATGCTCTCCTCAACCGCTGCACACGGCAGCGTCTCAAAGGGAGCAATGCAGCATGTCTACAGAACTGGTAGTAGCAGAGAAGTTCGAGCTCGAAGACGCCTCCGACTTCGCGTCGGTGTGGCGAGAGGAGATGGGCGACGAGGCTCCGCCGATCGCCCGCATCAAGACCCCGAGCGGTGGCAGCACCGCATGGGAGGTTGCCGGAGACGACCCCGAGAACCCCGACTCCGTGAAGGAGCTCATCGGCATCGTCGTCGCGCACCACGAGTCGAGCCGCACCTACCTCGATTCCTACGACTCGCGGCAGGCTGGCGACTCCGGCAAGCCCGACATGTGGAGCATCGATGGCAAGGTGCAGGTCATCCCCGCAGCGACGTACGAGAAGTGCAAGGAGCGCGGCCTGCCGCGTCCCGACACGAACCTGCTCACGTGCCCGTACAATCAGTTCGGGTCCGCGCATCTGCTCGGTGGCTCGGGCGACGGCAAGGCGACGAACAACTACCGCGAGGTGTTCCTCTACCTGGGCGACGGCGCCGTCTTCCCGGTACAGGTCAGCCTCTCGGCTGCGTCCCTCAAGGCGTGGAAGCTGTTCAGCGGCCTGACCGTCGTGGGCAAGTACAAGCGGTTCACGAACGTGGTCGTGGGTATCGGCCTGAAGAAGGAGAAGAACGCCGCGAACAAGGAGTACAGCGCGGCGACGTTCCGCGTCGTGGAGAAGCTCGAGCCGCAGCACGCTGCGCAGATGCTCGAGTACAGCCGCAGCGTCAAGGCACTCGTGCAAAATGATCCGTTTGCAGCGGTCGCCGACTCGGGGGACGAGGCGTTCGAGGCAGCGGAGGTGACGCAGGTGCGCACTCCTGATCCGCAGGTGGCCAATCCGGAGCCTTCCTCGAAGGAAGCTGAGCTCGACGCCGCATTCGCTGCGGTCGTCGGAGGACCAGAGGAGCCGGCAGAAGACGAGATTCCGTTCTGATCTGCTACACTCTCAAGACCCGTAAGTGAACCACCACCGGCTCGATCCCTTCGCACTGAGGGATCGAGCCGGTATCATGATATGCGTGACCATCCCGCAGTGGCATGAAGAGTCCTACGATCCGGGCGACCTGGTATCGCTCACCGATATCTACGCGCTCGCACCGTTCCTCAAGGCCGCGACGCTGCGCAGTTATGCGACCGGGCGCCGCGCGCACCGTGTCTACGGCCCGATGCCCGCTCCCGTATGCCGCATCTCGAATCGCAAGCTCTGGCTGCGCACGCAGATCGAGTCGTGGCTCGTGCTGCACATCCCCCGCAGCCGTCATAGCCGCGCCGCAGTGGCACGCGCCCAGCGGGATACGATGGTGGCATGGCCGACCACGCACGATTGAAGCTCGACGAGGAGATCGCGGAGTGCTCGCGCACCGCACTGATGCTCGACGTGCTCGCCGACGCTGCGACTGATCGCACGATCAAAGGACAGCGCGTCTACCGCAACGACGCGCTCACCGCGCTCCTCCACGCGAAGCGCATCGTTCAGTCGCACCGCGGCAACCTCGAGGAAGTGCGCGCGGTGTACGATGGCAAGGTGTACGGGGTAGCAACCGATGGCCCGTAAGCAGATCGACTCCCAGCGCGCGACGATGCTGATCAGCCAGGCGTGCTGCGGGCATGCATCGCTCGCAGCGGCGATGTGCGCCGGACTGTCCGTGCACCGCGAGCGCGACGAGGCGATCACGATCTGCATGCCGTACGCGGGCCGCATCGTCAACAAGCTGATCAGCCTCCCCAGCATGAGCAGGTGCGAGTTCGATGACCTTGAGGCCGCGGCGCTGCTCGGGCTGGTTGAAGGCGTGGACTCCTACGAGTACCAGCGCCCCGTGCAGATCCAGACGCACATCTACTACAGAATGTGGAAGCGCATCAGCGACGAGCGCGCGATCAGCCATTGGGCGACGATGCGCCCGCCGCGCGCGCTGATCGACAAGTTCATGGCCGGCCACCTCTCGCCAGCGGAGGAAGCCGAGTACATCAAGAAGTTCGTCGCAGTCTCGATCATGCCGGGCGAGGAAGAAGAGATCGAGAGCTGGGAGCGCACGAGGGTCGTGGACAAGAGCAGATGAACGAGCGCGAAACACAGCTCATCAAGCACGGCAGTGTCGCAGCGGTCGCACGCGAGTACGGCGATGAAGCTGCGGCTGCCACGATGCAGGATCTCATCGACCGATCACCGATGGAGGTCCAGGGCGCGTGGCCTCTCGTCATCGCATGGCACCGCTTCCAAGCCGCGTATGAGATAGCTGATGAGATGGGCGACGTGAAGGGTATGCTCGCCGCAGCGGACGCGCAGTCCAAACTCGTGAGGGATCTGCATTGAGCGCGCTCGAGCCGATCCGCCCGTGGGACCGCCAGAGCGGCGAGTCCAACCACGAGTACGCGTGGTTCACGAAGTATTGCGAACTCGGAGAGAGCCGTAGTGAGCAGCTCGTTGCGAAGCGGTGCGGCGTCCCCGTGAGTATGGTGCGCACGACCGCGACGAAGCATTCGTGGGCGCTGCGCGCTGCGCCGTACGACGCGGCTGTGTCCGAGCTCGCTGCGATACTGGAGATGGACGAGGGGGAGGCGCTCCATGCGCAGTACACGGCAGGGATGCTGATGCTGCGCATGGGGCTCACCGCGCTCAAGTACAAGAATCCCGCGCTGCTGAAGATGAAGGACATCCGCGAGCTCATGCAGTTTGGCAGCGAGATGGCGAGGCGCGGCGCGGGCGTCGCAGACATGAAGATCGATCACACGACGACTCGTCGCGTGGACGAGATGTGGGCAGACTTGCTTGGGGAAGAGGTGGAGTGATGATTTTCCGACGCTACGAGATCGTCGAAGCGTATGCTGACGGATCTTACGCCACTGGCGGCCCTCGCTTCTGGACGTACTGGGGAGCCGAGCGCATATGGATGCACGCGGAGCGCGGCCGACTACTATACGCTCCGCTAAAAGACGCTGAAGGGAAAGACATGCACTACGAAATTCACTATCGCAAGAACTGGGAAGAGGTGGAGTGATGCACAAGGATCTGATCGGCAGGTTCGCTGGCGGCGACGGAATATTCGTGACGTACCGAACCGGCAGGATTGGCCCCGGAGGATTCTTCGCACGTGCCGATAGTAGTCGCAAGCCGGGACGGGTTCGCTGGGGACTGCGCATCGGCAACCTCTACATCGGGTGGAAGAATCGGGGCCGTAGTAAGTGCGGTTGCCCGTCGGGTTGGGTGGACTGACATGCCGATGTTTCGCAAGAAGCCGATCGTTATCGAGGCCGTTCAGTACACGGGCGACGTAGGACTCCTGTGGGACTGGCGCGGCGCCGGTCACATCTACGGACCAACAGAAGACGGCGACACGTCGGCATACATCGAGACGCTCGAGGGCCGGATGGAAGCGCGCGTCGGCGACTGGATCATCGAGGGCGTTTCGGGCGAACTCTACCCGTGCAAGCCTGACATCTTCGCCGCGACCTACGATGAAGTCGGGCCGCTCGGCGTATGAGCCGCGCCAGCAAGGCAGCGTCGCAGTATTCGAAGATGACCGACGTCGAGCGCTGCGCGATGGCGGGCAAGATGCTGCGGCGCATCTGGTTCGCACGCATCTACCAGCCCGATGCAGTCGATCGTCTGCTCACATGCAAGGTCTGCGGCCTGGCTCCATCGGTTCCCGAGCGCCCGTGCGAGCAGTGCAAGCCGAAGTACCGAGTCGCGCGCGAGTCGCAGATACCGGACTGGATGCTGCGCGACGACAAGATCAGGACGATGATCTACCTTGGCGGCAGGTCGAGCGGGAAGACCATGAGCGCCTCCGGATGGTGGATGCCGGAGATTCTCGAGCGCCCCAACTTTCGCCTCTCGATCATCGGACCCACGTACAAGATTTCGGAGCGCGTCGGCATCCTCGGACAGAGCGGCCTCAAGACGCTGATCGAGGAGTTCGACAAGACGCTCGTCGCCGACTACAACAAGGTCGACAAGATCCTCACGCTCGTCAACGGGTCGCAGGTGTTCTGCTTCACGTCCGAGAACACGTCATCGATCGAGGGTCCGGAGTATCATGGACTCTGGGTAGACGAGGTTGCGGAGCTGATCGGCGCGGGCGGCGACGACTGCATCTACCGCGTGAAGGCCGAGCCTGGCGTGCGCCTCGTAGGCGACAAGGGCGAGCCGATCCGTAAGATCGTGACCGGAACACCGGATGCGACTGAGCTGATCACGAACCTGCACGAGTCCTACGAGAAGCGTCCGGACAGGTACGGCTTCCGCGAGCTCGCTACGCGCGAGAACCTCGACAACGTTGATCGCGTCATGTTCGAGCAGATGTACGAGGAGACTGACAAGTCGTCCGTGCACTACATCTCGAAGCTCGAAGGCAAGCTGCTGCTATCCTCCCCGCGCGCGCTGCTCGGGGAGTCGCAGCTCGCAGCGATCCGCTGCCCTGACGGCGATCCGCGGCGCCGCGATCCATCGCAGATGGAGAAGACTGTCCTGGCTGTCGATGCGAATCATTCAGACGACGTGAAGTCGGATGAGTGCGGCATCGTCGTCATCGGCCGTCTCGAGGGACGCGGCTACGTCTTCGCGGACGCCTCGTGCAAGGGCGGGTCGGACGAGTGGGGAGAGCGCATCATCGAGGCGCTGATCGCGTACCCGGAGATCCGCGAGCTCGCCTGCGAGGACGAGGGACTCGTGGTCGATGTGGTGAAACGGGTACTCTCGGACGACGACGCGCTGGAGCGCATCGGCAGGGTCGTGAAGATCAAGAAGATGCCGCACGGAAACAAGTCGAAGAAGAAGCGTGCGGACCCCGTGAGCGCGCTCTACGCTCGCAAGCGCATGCTGCATTGCCCGTGCGCGCGCACGCCGGACTGGAGCCTCGAGAAGCTCGAGTGGCAGTGGAAGAGCTGGAACCCGAACAAGACAGGCGCGAAGGCGAAGTCTCCGGACAGGCTCGACGCGTGCGTGTACGGTGCGACGCGGCTCCTGCTGCGCGAGGCGACGCCGAATAGCTTCCAGAAGCCGTCGGATGTGAGCAAGTGGATCGCATGAAAAAGTCGCAACTAGCAGGAATCGCAGCGCGACCAGCTTGACGTGCACGTATTGCTTGGTTTAGTTTCTCGCCGCGCCGGTCGTGGGTACCGGGCAGACGGTGGGAGTGGGGATGCATGCTGAAAGATCAAGCCTTGCTGGGCTGGCACAACGGGACGTTCTGCTCGGGGATTGGGATGATCGCCGTGGGGAGCTTGATGACGGATCTCGAGCAGCACGTCGAGCACGTGCTTCGGCGCCGCCTCGGAATCGACTCGAAGGCCAGCGGCTCGTGGTTGATCACGAAGATCGGCTGGAACCCAGTCGCGGCTGACGCGCATCGCAACCCGTGGCAAATCGCAGACGAACTGGAGGAAGCATGTCGAGCACTGACAATAAGCCGCTGAACCAGCCGAGCGCACCGACGTTCGCGCAGGGCGGGAAACTGGCTCCGATCCTGCACCTGCAGGCGCCGCCACGCCTCGACGATCTGGTGATCGCGATCGGCGAGGGCCTCGCGATCCTCTTGAACGCGCTCGGGGACGACCCGGACAACGAGGCGTACGGGCCAGGGATGCTGCGCGCAGCGGATCGCCTCGTGCTGCTGACTGCTAGGGGCTCGTCATGAAACTGCCCCTCTACGACGCCGCAGTGCTCGTCCTTGCCTCCGGCAGGATCGCGTACAGCCTCACAAGCGACGATATCTTCGAGCCGGCGCGGCGCCTGATCTGGAAGCACTCGCCGCCCGAGCATGGCGACGTCATCGTCTACGGCGAGCGCGTCCCCGCTCGGCGCGTCACGTACTGGCGCAACAACGAGGAGGAGCGCGCGCGCGGCCTCGGACGATGGTCCGTAGATATCCTCCCAGCGGACCTGGCCGGAAGAGATCCCGGATGGATCGGTAGGCTCGTATCCTGCCCCGACTGCATGAGCTTCTGGGTCGCGCTCGCGGCGCTCGTCGCGTATATGAACTACCCGGCAGAGACGATCGCGGTGCTCACGTTGTTCGCTGCGTGGAGTCTGGCGAACCTCGTTGCGAGGAGGTTCTGATGCTTGAGGACATCGGTTATCTGATAATCGGCATCATCACGCTCATCTTCATCGTGCTGTCAGTCGTGTTCATGGCGATGCTGATGCTTGCTGGCATCGACTTCTTCTGGGGAGTAATCTTCTGATGCCGCCGTACAAACTGATCACGGGAAACTCCATCGAGGTGATGGCGAACGCGAAGGCCGAGTCGGTCGATGCGATCGTGACCGACGCGCCCTACGCTCTCAGTTTCATGGGGCTCGACTTCGACAAGCCAGCGGAGATGCTCGGCACGGCGATCGGCATCAGCGGCGGATTTACGAAGTTCCCGCCAGGCGTGAAGCGCCCGGAAATAAAGCGAAACGATCCCGTGATGTTTCAAGAGTGGTGCCGCACGTGGGGCGTCGAAGCCCTGCGTGTGATGAAGCCGGGTGCGTACGGTGTTTGCTTCGGCGCGACGCGCACGTACCACCGCCTCGCTGCGGGGCTCGAGGACGCGGGCTTCGAGATCCGCGACACGCTCATGTACCTGCACGGCCAGGGTATGCCGAAGGGACTCAATGCCTCGAAGGCGCTGCGCAAGATTGGCGAGGACCAAGCGGCTGATTCGTGGGAAGGATTCAACACTCAGATGAAGCCAGCGGTCGAGCCGATCGTTCTCTTCCAAAAGCCGTTCAATGGCACTATCTCGCAGGGATTGCTCGAGCACGGAGTAGGCGCGCTGAACATCGACGCATGCAGGATTGGGACGATCGGGTCGCGCAACAATGGCCGCCAAGCAGATTCGCCGATCTACGGCGCGATGGGTACGAGCGAGAAGGTTGACTATGATCGCGGACGGCATCCGGCGAACGTGATCCTTGACGACGCCGCTGCTGAACTGCTCGACGCGCAGAGCGGTCAGCTTACGTCAGGTGCGAATCCCACGAAGCGAGGCGCCGACAAGAACAGGAACGTCCTAAAGGAGCTTGCTGGACAGGAGGACGCGAATCCTCAGCGCGGCATCGACGAGGGCGGCGCGTCCCGCTTCTTCTACAAGGCGAAGCCCTCGAAGGCGGAGAAGCTCGCAGGCGTCCCCGAGGACTTGCCGAAGCGTATGCACGAAACCACAAAAGGCCTGGACCTAATGCGCTATCTCGCCCGCCTCGTCACCCCGCCGAACGGCACGATCCTCGACTGTTTCCTCGGAAGCGGCACGACGGGCTGCGCAGCGATGCTCGAAGGATTCAAGTTCGTTGGCATCGAGATGTCGCCCGAGTACATGCATATCGCGGAGGCCAGGATGAAGCATTGGAACGCGGTTGCGGAGGCAGGAGATGAGTAGGATCCTGTGTCAATCGTGCAAGGCGCCGCTTAATCAGTCGATCATCCGCTACACGTGCGAGCACTTCGAGATCGTCAGTCAGGCAGAGGGGCACGGTCGTTATGTCACTCTGCGCGCAGCAGTGACATGCTCGGACCACTGCCTCGCGCAGATCCTTGCTGAGTCGTGCGGACTGCGGCTTGCGGCGAAGGTGCGAGCATCATGACGACTGCCGACTATCGATGCGACGCGTGCGGCGAGGTGGTCGAACGAGACTCGTCTCACTTCGCGAACGGCAAGCTCCCCGAGACGATGGTTTCGTACTGCGACGAGAAGGCGGCGTCAGCGATCATGCGCCGCATCTGGACTCCGCCGCATACCGGGCCAGGATCGAGCGGGGAGCCGATGCACTGATGCGCGAGATTCGTGACGTGCTCTTCTTCTACTTCATTCTGTTCATGGCAATACTACTCATACGGAGCTACGCATGAAAACGAAACTGATCGGCCTCCACGGAAAGATGGGCAGCGGCAAGGATACCGTGCTGCTACGCATGCAGGCGCTCAAGCCGGACGCCTACGAGCAGGCATCCTTCGCGGCTGCGCTGAAGGAGGCGACATCCGCGCTGCTCGGCATCAGCGTCGAGAAGCTCGAGGAGCTCAAGCGCGACGATTCATACCGCCTCGTGCTCGGCGAGTATGGAAAGCTCGACCAGATGGTCGGCGAAGGATTGACGGTGCGTGCCGTGCTGCAGCGGATGGGTACAGAGGTCGGCCGCGACATCTTCGGCAAATACTTCTGGGTTGACATCGCGATGAAGAAGATCGAGCGCGATGAGTGGAAGCATGCCACGCGCCGAGTCGAGCCGCCGACGTACGTCTTCACGGATGCGCGCTTCGAGAACGAGGCGCTCGCGATCATCGATCGCGGCGGCGAGGTGTGGCACATCATTGGCCATGACGAGGACACGGGCGACCACGCGAGCGAGACGCCGCTGCCGGGCGAGCTGATCAGGTGGACGATCAACAACACGCTGCGCGGCGACGATTTCGAGCACCTCGATCTGCAGATCGCGGAGTTTATCCGATGACTGACGTACTCGACCACGGATACGTTAGCCTCGTCGATTCGATGGGAAGCGACCTGTCGATCGTCAATGCCGCGCGCACGAGCTACAACAATCCGAGCGCCAAGTTGACGCAGAACGACAAGGGCCTGATCAACTTCCTGATGCGCGAGCGACACGGCACGCCATTCGAGATGGTCGAGTTCAAGTTCGCCGTCAAGGCACCCATCTTCGTGTTCCGCGAGTGGCACCGCCACCGCATCGCCAGCATCAACGAGATGTCAGGAAGATATGTGGAGCTGGAGCGCGAGTTCTACGTTCCTGCGCGCGAGGACATCAGGGTGCAGAAGGGCAAGCCCGGAGCGTACTACTACGAGACGATGGAGAGCGACAACGATGCGAAGGTGACGATGGCTACCATTCACCGGGCATCGCACACGGCGTTCGACGACTACGAGATCATGCTGGCGAATGGAGTAGCGAAGGAGGTCGCTCGCCTCGTGCTTCCCGTCAACACCTACTCCAAGATGGTGTGGAAGACCAACCTGCGTGCTCTGATGAACTTCCTGTCGCTCCGCAACCACGATCGCGCTCAGCGCGAGATTCGCGTGTACGCGGAGGCGATGGAGGAGATGGCGATGTCAGTCGCACCAGTGGCGATGGACGCATTTATCAGCAATGGAAGGACGGCACCATGATCACGTTCGACGCAAGGTCAGTCTGGCCGATCGACTCCCAGCACCATACGGGCGAGTCTCCGACGTACCGGGACATCGCCGTGGGACTCGCGCGCCACATCAGGTTCGCGGGTCAGACTCAGAAGCTGTACTCGGTGCTCGCGCACTCGATCGTCTGCGCGAACATCGACGAGCCGGAGCACCGCATCCACCGGCTGCTCCACGACGCTCCGGAAGCGATCCTCGGAGATATCGTCACGACGTGGAAGCACGATGCGACGAAGAACGACGAGGATGACCTCCTGCGACTCATCTACGCCGAACTCGGAGTCGATCTTCCGTCCGACGAGGCGCTCGATTCAGTGAAGCGAGCCGACTACGCCTGCCTGCGCGCCGAGGCACACGCCCTGGGCCGCGCGCAGGCAGAGAAGTGGTGGCCCCGAGCCGAGTTCGATGAACTCGCCGAAGAAGCGTACCGCCTCACGCAGGGCAACATCGCACGCGACAAGACGCGGGACATGCTCATGGCGGAGACGGCGATCCAGGTGTTCCACGAGGCGCTCGCGGCGGCGGGCGTGGATGTTGGTACGGAGGTGGTGGTCTGATGGGCGAGAATCCTAGTATTTGGCGTAATCGTCACTGGTGCATCTGTGAGCTTCGAGGTGTGCGATACCAGATCACACTCAACTGGAGCAAGTGGTGTATAGGCGTCGCCTTCCCCCGATACGGTCATTTCGGATGGGTATTCGGCCCGCTCGTCATGGACGCATACAAGATGATGGAGTTCGAATGACCCGCCCTCCCCAATACCACCGCGTCATCGCCTACAACCATGCTGGCGGCGTCGTGAAGACGAAGACGATCGACACGACTGACATCCGCGAGGAGTCGTACAACATCGAGTCGCTCCATGACGAGCTGATGGCGTATCCCGGCGCGAAGCACGCGGTCACGAGTGGGCCGTATCCGGGGAGGAACTGGGACGATGATCAGTCCAAAGAAGGGTGACTATATCTCGTTCACGCGGCGCGTCGTTCCCGAGGTGAAGCGTTCGATGCAGAGCGCTGGCGGCGTCAGGCACGCGCATGCGGTCGAGCCGGAGCGCATCATTGAGCAGGGTGGCCAGGGGCAGGTGCGGCGCGAGCGGCGCGTCACGAATATCGGCGGCGAGAAGGTGTGCATCGTCTCGGTTGATACTGGCCCGACGAGTATGGGCATCATCCGCGTCGTCCTCGACGAGTCGTGCCGGATGGTTGGCGAGCAGCAGTCGATGCTTGATGTATCTCGTGACGAGAAACTTACATGGATGTACGGGACTGACGGGAGTCACGCATGAGGGTACTGTCGCTATTTTCTGGAGTCGGAGGGATCGAGATCGGCATGGAACGCGCCGGCTTCGAGGCCGTAGCGTTCTCCGAGTACGATCCAAAGCAGAAGCGCCAGTACGCAGCAGAGGTTCTCGCGGCGCGGTGGCCGGGTGTGCCGAACCTCGGGGACATCACGACGATCGACCTCGCTTCACTCGAAGGAATCGACGTGATCGCAGGCGGATTTCCATGTCAAGATATTTCACTCGCAGGCAAGGGCGGCGGCGTCGCAGCAGGCGCTCGCTCCGGCCTCTGGTCCTACTACGCTGACGCGATCGATGCGATCAAGCCGCGCGGCGTGCTGATTGAGAACGTCGCAGCTCTCGCGAGTCGCGGCCTCGACATCGTGCTCACCGACCTGTACCGACTCGGCTACGACGCGGAATGGGACGTGATCAGCGCCGCATCCGTAGGCGCACCGCATCTACGTGAGCGCATGTTCATCATCGCGTGGCCGCAGGGAACGGCGCTGCACGGCACCTGGCCCGAGCCTGCGCTGAGCGAGGACTGGCTCGAGGAGCGCGCGGGCGTGCCGCGCCTCGCTGTCGGCGTGGAGCAGCGCGTCGCGCGGCTGCGCTGCTTGGGGAATGCAGTGGTTCCTGCCGTCGCGGAGCATGTTGCGGGGATCTTGAAGGAGCGGCTGGAGAGCGATCCAAACTGGGCCTATCAGCGCGGCGACGTCTTTACCCACGACATGTCTTCGGATGATCTGGATAGGAATGGCGTCCCGAAGTACGCAAAGGCGGCGATATTTGGTATCTTGCCGCCGATCGCTGGCGACAAGCTCCCGCGCGCGGGCAGGATGACGAACGGTCATGTCGTCGGACGCGTCAGGTCTGCGCCGCAGAGGTTCGCGAAGGCGCGGGCGCTCGAGAACATGGCCGAGTCGCTGCGGCCTCGTCCTGATGGCATCGATGGCATGTGGCCGACTCCCGTAGCGCGCGATGATGGGAAGACGCCCGAGGCACACATGGCGATGAAGGACCGCATGGGACGCAAGTCGATCACGTCGCTGCAGGTACTCTCGAAGGTCGATCAGCCGCGCCTGCTTGCGACACTACTACCCACGCCCACGGGCAGCGACGCGACGGGGGGCCCGGGTCACGCCACGAAGGGCGGCATGAACCTGCGTACCGCAGCGAAACTCCTTCCCACGCCCCTCGCCACCGATGGATCGAAGGATCCGAGCGGATCGCTCACGAAGATCATCCGCACGGGCAGCGCCGTGGGACGCGTGAACGCCGAGACGGATCGCAATGGCAATGACCAGGTGAAGGCGACGGGTGGGGGGGGCTCAACCCGAGATTCGTCGAGTGGCTCATGCAGTTCCCCGACGGATTCACCGACCTCGCAGCGCCTGCTACCCACGCCGGCAGTAAACGCGTCGAAGAACTCGACGGCGCCGCCAGCGATGTGGGATCGCAACACGCCGGACGTGACCGTTGAGATGGCGAAGCTCGAGGGATACACGCGCGAGAATCGTCCGAAGGGCGGACTAAATCCGGGTTTCGTGGAATGGCTGCAAGGATTTCCCGACGGCTGGACCGACCTGCGTCCGGACGCGAAGGCATGATGCGACGATGAAACTGAACCCGAAAGACATCATCATCGCTGGAGCGTTCTCGCTCACGGTCCTCGTGCTGATCGTCCTCGCAACAGCGCTCGCGCCGCCCGCGGAGGCGCACACCGTCACCGCGCCCGACTGCGCTCGCACAGCATCCCTCTGGCCGACACCGCAGTCGCGCCAATCGCAGCTCTCCAACTGCAATCGCCTGCGCATCAAGCATGCATCGGCACACTGGTGCAAGCGCCTCGACCTGACTCCGTTCGCAGCGATCGACTGCTGGTGGCCAGCATCATCGATCCCGTGGGCGAAGCGCGTCGCAGAGTGCGAGTCGACGGCATCCGTATCGAACGAGTACGCGCGCGCGCATGGGCTCGGCCGTTGGTCATCGAACTCGAGCGGTCACGTCGGCATCTTCCAGCTCGGCGCCCCCGAGCGCCACTCCTACGGATGGTACATCGCGGGCGACCCCGCGACGACGCAGGTGAAGTCGGCGCTCAAGCTCTACAACGCGCGCGGGCCGCAACCATGGGTATGCCAGTGAGGAAGGTGCGCTCGCATACATGGTGGGAGCGCTGGCTCGGCATCGATCGCCTGTACCACGGCGTGAAGAAGCCGAAGGATGGATACAAGCGCCCGAACGTGCGCCTCGCGCGCAGCACGAAGGATCGCATCTACGCTGAGCAGGGCGGACTCTGCTACATCTGCCACGAGCCGATGACGCAGCACGGCGGCGAGAGTGACGTGCCAGTCAAGCCGACGGACGCGACGTGGGACCACATCCAGCCGCTCATACTCGGCGGCGCGAACCGGCTCGACAACATGGCGCTCGCGCACAGCTACCCGTGCAACCTGATCAAGGGCCAGTTGCCCGCGCTCGACCTCACGACGCAGGATGGACGCGACCGCGCGCTCGCGTTCCACGTGTTCATCGTGTCCATACACACATGCCAACCGCTCAGAAGGGTGATCTGATGGACCTGAAGACGAAGTTCGAGAAGCTGCAGGATCCGGGTCGCTTCGACAAGCCGCAGCCGAGCATCCAGCTCAAGCGCGTGCACGAGGCGTGCCAGCAGGGGCCGCTACTCCACGACGTTGCCGACAATCTCGTCGATTACATCGCGCACGCAGTGATCGCCGTCGAGAAGCCGCTCGAGATGATCAACGGGTACGACTGGGCCGATGGTACGCGCGAGCTCGTGACACGTGAGTTCATCGATCAGCTCGTCATGCGATTCATGGACGGCAATCCGGAGTCCGAGAAGAACATGCGCCGTGAATCGATCGACGCGCTCGCCACGTTCCTCGCGAGCCAGACCGATCTCGCCTACTACCATGGCACTTGACTACCGCCAGGTGACGATCACAGAGGCGTCGAAGATCATCGGCTGCAGCGTCGCGTCGGTGCGGGGAATGGTCAGGAGCGGCCAGATCGGCGTCATGAACTACGAGTCGACGCGCGCGGACAGGCGCACGGGAATGATGCTGTCGCAGGAGGACGTCGAGTTCGCGCGCGACCAACGTAGCTTCAACGAGTTCGGGATGCGCCACCGTCGAGTGATCGTGCTCGGAACGAACGTCGAGCTCGTTTACACCGCGTCGTCGGCGCTTGGCGTCGCAGGATTCGCGGTCGAGCGCTGCAAGACGGCGCTCGCGGCGTTCTCGGTGAGCGAGGATCGTCCGGTGATCGTGATCTGCCCGCCGATCGAGGTGAGCGACATGAAGGTGTTGATGAACGATCTCGTCCAGTTCGATAGCTACTGCTTCGACGTGCCCGGCGCGCAGCGACAGCTCGTCCGGTGGGCGTGGCAGGCGGTCAAGGCTCGGCACGAATCGTTCAAGCTCGAGCGCTGATCTGCCGATACGTGAGGTATGCGGACTCTCTGGCTACTCCCGATCATTGCCCTGCTCGCGATTGCACCTGGCGCCGGGGCAGCGATGCCGGCGCCGCCCGGCTGTTTTCCGATGACCGGCTCGCAGTGCACGCAGCCGGGTAGCGGCTCGTTCGCGGCGCCGAAGCAGTGGTGCGCGTGGGGAGTCTGCTACACGCGGAGCGCAGGCGAGGTCCACACGGAGTCGTTTCAGGTCGACCAGATCGGCAACCTGCAGCTCGCAGGAGGATGGTATCGGCGCATCGACACGAATCAGCAGGGACAGACGTCCACGCTCGGCTGCGGCACGATCTTCTACCCGCCCGCGCAGCCGTACGGATACGCGCCGTGCGTGCCGGTGAGCGGCTACTTCGTGACGCACCAGTGGTCGCTCTACCACAAGTACAGGACCGATCGCCCGTACTCGATGGGTACGATCGCCACGTTCCGTGCACTCGATGGCCTCGAGACGCAGAAGTCCGCCAACTCGATCAGCGCGCTGAGCGACCCGAGCGCGAACACGCCGCAGTGCTCGAGCTACGAGACGCACGATGCCTCCGGAGCTCCCGCGCCGCTACCAACCGCGCCCGCAGAGATCATCCCGATCTGCTGGCCAGGATACGTGGCGCCGGGTCCGCTCGTGGACACTGACGGAGATGGAGTAGTCGAGTGCACGCTGCCGGGCGCGATCATCTCGTCCGCAGACGTGGAGTGCATCACTGCGCGCAATGTCGCGCGCTTCGTGCGGCGCAACGGCAAGGCGCCGAAGAAGTGGCGATGCACGAGGATCGTAAAAGTTGGATCAGACAAGCTCACGCGCTGTACAAATATCGCTACGAGCGCGAAGAAGGTGAATGTTCGTTGGCGCGTCCGATCGTAGTGTGGTAGTGTGCGGGCATGTTGATTTCACCAGTAGCACCAGTTCCAGTACCAAGCAACGGCAATGGCGGTGTGGTGCCGCCATGGCTCACCGATCCGATCACACTGCCGGTTGAGCCGACAGAGCCTCCAGTCGTGACGCTCCCGATCGATGAGCCGCTGCTCGTCCCGAAGGACTGGCGATGAACGGCATCCCCCAGATCATCTGGATCCTCGTCTTCCTGCTGCTCGTGATCGCGTTCTTCCGAGCGATCAGCCGCTGAGGCGGGTCACGGCTTGTAGATCCACTCGCGGAACATCGTCGTTTCCGTCTGCGGGTCGAAGGTGACGAGCTCGGGGATCCACGATCCGCACGCGTGCTGCACGAACACGACCCAGCCCTGCGCCACGTCGTGCTTGTGGTCGTAGCCGAGATCCCTGCGCCCCATCGTGCCGCCGTTAATCGCGTACCGCTGCGTCGACCCGCCCCTGGCGAGCCGCTTGCAGATCGCGGTGATCTGCAGTTTGTGCGCGTGCCCCTGGATGATCGACGTCGCTTCCCACGCGTCGAACTCCTTCACGGCGCCGTTGACGCCAGCCTTGACGCCGTGCATCGCGACGAGATCAGGGAATATCTCGAACACCTCATCGTGGTACTCGCCGCTCGACTCGATCGTCTCGATGTGTAGCGAGTCGAGGTTCAGCACGCTGCGCATCGACAGGAGGGGCATGTCCTCACCTGGCCGCACGAGCTCGGCGAACGCTGGGAACATCTCGAGCACGCGGGCCGCCATCCACGCATCATGGTTGCCACGCAGCGCGCGGATCTTCGTGTTCGGCGCGGCGCCGCGCCATCCCGCGAGTCCCTCGTACGTTCCTCCGACGTGCTGCGGCACAGTGACGTCGGTGCGAGGGTTCTTGCGGTGACGCTTGAACGGTGACGCGTCCGACAGGTCGCCGAGCAGGACGAGCTCGTCCGGATTGAACTCGTCGAGCCATGCGAGCGACGCTTCGTAGAGCGCCGGCTCGTGCATGGGGAAGTGCGGGTCGGGGAAGTGCGGGACGACGCGAGGCTTCTGCTTCGGCCTTCGCGCACGGCGCGGCTTCTGGGGGCGCCAGTCCGACGAGAAGAAGATCGGGACGAGCGCCTCTGGGCGCCGCACGGCATCGACGCGGATGCGGTGCAGCGTCGTTATCTTCCCGTCGCCAGCGAGCGCGTCGTAGCTCGTGGCGCTCACCTTGAAATCCCACTCGTCCGGATCCAGGCCGCGCTCAAGCAGCATCTCCTCCGGCGTGAGCATGTCGGTGCCGCGCGGGTTCGCGGCGGAGATCAGGACTGCGGTCGTGTCAGTGATCTCCGCGCTGGCACGGGCATCGATCGTGTCGTCCGAAGACGACGCAGAGCTTGCAGGAAAGTTGCCCGTCACGTCCAGGATCTTCGCGATCTCCCGCGCGCGGCGCTCCTTGATCCCGCCGAGCATCCTCGCTGCTGCTGACGGGTTCCCATGCAGGTCGATCGCTGCCAGAAACTCGTGTTCGGTCATCCACCACGCCATACGCCTCACCTTCCGGCGCGTCCCTGCGCAGATCACGATCCTTTACTACAGGAATCTTCTGGTAAGGCTTGCGGACCCGCCCGGATGACTTGCGGCTCAACCCTTGTTGATCCAGCGCGCAGGTCCGTTCGGCCTGGTGTCCACATGCGTGAACGATCCGTGCTTCTCGTCGTACCAGCCGATACCACCACTCGCGAACTCGGGTACCTGCGCGGCGATCTCAGCGACGCGGCCGGGATGCACCTTGCCGTGACCATTGACGTGCACCGTGACGTCAGTCGCGCGGCCTTCGACGTGCTGCGAGAACGTCGCGCCACCGATCTTCTTGTTGTATGCAGGCGAGCGGTACCACGAGTTGACGTTGATGCTGACGTCGGTGAACTTCACTCCGTACCGCTTTGCGACGCGCTTGCGGAGCTTGTTCAAAGCGCGACCGCTCTTCACGGCGCGGCTGCGGTACGCAGTCGGAATCTTCGTGCCATCGGTGCACGTCGTCTCTGCCCACGTGAACCTGAACGCTGGCCCGATAGTCCCGTTCACTCCGTACTTGCGCTTCATGTCACTCCTCTTCCGTGTCGTCGCCGTGCAGCATGTGCAGTTCGGCGTCTTCGCCATCATCTACTACGAGCACAGCAGCCCTGCCCCTGCGAATCATCGCGTCTGCAATGATCGCTGCAATCGCGACTACCGCCGATGCTGCAACGAGCATGTCCAGGTGTCCACCATCGTATCCCGCCTGCGGAGCTGCGAGCGCAATCGCCACGAACACGCCTGCGGCGCCGCCCTGTACCTTCGTCACGTCTGGGGTCTTCATCCTAGTGCCGCCTCGATCTCTTCGACTGTCAATCCTGATGCCGTTGCGAGCGCGGCGAGCACGGTTGCGCGAGCCGCGTCTGCAGCAGCCTGCACAACCGCTGCGTCGGCGACCACCTCCGCGACGTATACGTCAGCCTCGTCGCCGATCTCTACGATACGCGCATCGTATTCGGCAAGCGTAGATTCGACAGCATCGACCGCAACTTCTCCGCCAGTCTCGGCGTATCCAGCCTCGGAATCCTCGTGAGTGAACGCAACCGACCCGTCGGGGTTGATGTAGTAGGTCGATACGATCGTCATACGCTCCATCCTCCAGTGCGTACCGGGTACGCCGCGAGTGTCGGGTTGATGAACTGGAAGAATGACGGGCCGGGAACGCCGGTAGTGTAGTTGATGATTGGTTGGAGCACTTGCGTGCGGGCCACGAATGTGACGTTCTCGCCGGGGTCTAGAAGCGCCCACTTTGACAAGTCGCCACGCCAGTGCATCAAGAATCCGGCAGCCAGTTGTGCGTCATCAGTGATCGCGTGCTCGGCGCGTCCGCCAATCGACAGCCCTGTACCGCCACTGATTTCAAGGAGCATGTTCACGCCGATTTGGTCCGGGTTCGGTGCGAGCGCGGACGCCTGTATGATTCCGATTCCTTGCAGGTTGACGTATAGCGGTACAACGTCGGTGTTCGTCACGAGCAGCGTCAACGACGTTCCACCGAAAGCGCCAACTGCGCCTGCGCTCAAGAATACAGCCGAACCATCTGACACCACTCGAACGTCGATGCCCGCCGCTCCTGCAGCGTCGTTGCGATGAACAGTCAGGTCGCCGGCCGTAGTGAAGCGTGCGATGTTCGCAGCAGCGAGTGGCACAATCGCTGCCGGATCACCCTCAAGTTTGATCGACACGCCGAGCGCTTGGTTCTCGATGCCGGCTGTCGTGTTCGGGATGACGACCGCGTTGAGGATTCCGAGCGGGATCGAGAGATCGACCGTAGCAGTGTCGGAAATCGCCGGAGGACCTGCGGGGCAGCAGTCCACCTTGAGTCCAGCGGCGCTCTGCGATACAGGCGCGCTCGATGCAGGGTCGAGGCGCAGGATCGAGGAGAGTCCAGCGTTCGAGACGCTGTGAATCACAGCGGTCGCTGTGCCGTCGATCTTCAGGTTCGCGATCAGGCCGGTCGCGCCGCACGAGAAGACGATGCTCTGAGTCGTCGGGTCGAGCACGAGCGCCGCGCTCACGATGCCCGCGGCGACGCTCAGCGCGATGCACGGCGTGCTCAGGACTCCGAGGAACGTCTGGACGGCGCTGACAGTAGTCGTGTCTCCGACGGTGACAGCGGTCGTGGTGACGCCATCTCCGAGGATGACGCAGCCGCAGGCGTTTTGGCAGCCGCACGGCATATCAGATCGCGCCGATCGGGAGGATGTCCGCGGTCAGCACGACTCGGTAGCCGGTCTGGAAGTTCGGCGGGTTCGTTGCGATGTTCGCAGCCCAGTTGCGACGAATACCGATGTCGGTGAGGTCGTGCACGACAGAATCGGTGATCGTGATCGCCTGACCGGCAGGCATCGCCTGCATGTAGGAGATGTCTCGCCAGTCCTTCATGTAGCAGGTGCCGGCTACCGGCTTACGGCCCCCGTATGATCCGTACTGGACATCGACCGGCGTGCCGTTGAAGATGAGCGACATCTGGAGCAGCGCGTTGTAGTCGACGTTGACCGCTGGGGCTGGCCCTCCGACCGTATCATTGACCTCCCAGTTGACCTGGAACTGGCCGCGCAGGATGAGCAGCGCCGCGCATCCGGTCGTGTTCGTGATCACCGTTGTCTGGCTCGTGCCGGACGCGGACCCGTTGTTCGGGATGCTGCGCAGGATGCCGGGCGTGACAGTCGTGATCAGCGAGTTCGGGACGATCGCATGGAGCGCTCCCGCGGCATCCTTGCGGAGGATGTTCGCGCACTCGCGACCGGGAACGATTGCTTCCGGCGTCGCATCGAGGAGACTGACTCCGAGTCCCAGGTCTTCAGTGCAGATTATCCCTCCGTCGGGATCGAGGACGGTATCAGCCTGGAATCCGGGACCGCTGCCGGTGACGACCTCGCTCCACGCAACACCGCAGCTATCTACGAAACATCGAGCAGCCATCAGGCGACCTCCACCATCGTCTGACCAGTCTGCGCGGCTACCCGCTCAGCGATCGACTTGTCGTGATACGTGTGCTGTCCGACGCGCCAGAGTCGTCCGAGTTGCGGCTGCGCGCCGAGCAGGATGATCGAGCCGTCGTTGATTGCTTCGTCAACGCCGTCGCCAACTACCCATGCTGACTGCATGGGGCGCAGGCCGTCGAGCTCCATGACGACGCGAATGCGGATCGGCTCCTCGCCGTCGATCGGATTTCCGATCACGACGGGGCTGCTGGCCGAGAGTCCGGGGATGCTTGACCTGGCTCCAGATGGAGCGATCGGCGCCGGAGCTGATCCTGATCGGCATCCACACATCAGTCTTCAAGATCCTCGTCGCCGCTGTCGTGGAGCGGAGCGTCGTCGTAGTCCTCGTCCGGATGAATCCACGGGGAACCGGTCGGCGCAGGAGCATCTGAGAGCACGGCGTCGGCAACGTCATCGACCGCGGGAGCGAGCTCGATCACATTTCCAGCAGAGAGGTGCGCTGCGTACCTTGGATCGTCGGAATGCACCCTCACGACCTCGCCGCGCCTGTGCCCTGCGATGTTGCGCTGTACGAGGATGTCGATCACGTGAGCACTACCGTTCCTGTTGCGCCGTCACTGATACGCGTGATGACGATGTTTCCCGAGCCGTCAGTCGAGAACTCGTATCCAACAGGCAGAGCACCCGTCCGAATCGCCTGCTCCACCCTTGTCAGACGTTTCAGGATGTTGCGCAAAACGTCTGCGTAGTTCGTGGTTTCGGGGATTCTAGGGGGCATATTCTACCTACCAGTGTTATATCACTGGATCGTATCGAGTCCCTGCACGGCGCCGATCGGCTGCAAGTCGATCGTAGTCATCTCCGTGCCCCGCTCCACGACGACAGCGAGCGATCCGATGCGCAGCGTCTCCTCTGCGGAGTAGCACGTCTGCGTCGCCTTGAAGTTGACGAGCTGCCCCGCGATGACGCGCCGTTGATCGACCTTCGCTGTCGGCAGCAGGATCAAGCCGCCATTCGAGCGTACTCGGCGAATACCGTTGCTGGAGAAGTCGTACCGCGCCTTCGCGGCGTTGTCGGCAGACTGCTGGTCCTCGAGGCCGGGATCGTAGAGCCTGGCCTGCACGAGCGGGTATCCGTTCGTGCCAATCTGCGGCGCTGGCGGGTACAGGGAGACGATCTGCGTGTTCGCGTCGGTGATGACGCCGTTCGCGAACTCGTCACCGTCCTTCACGACTTCGATGTCGCCCTGCACGTCGAGATCGGTCATCTTGATCGGCTCGAACGCGGGCATTCCGGCAATGATGTAGCGGCCGAACGTCGTGATGTCGAGTCCCGAGTCGAGCATCTGCGATATCTCGCTCTGCGCCATCTTGTACTCGGATGCCTTGACGCTGCGAGTCTCCGCGACTCCGCTCGGGTACTTGATGATCTCGTAGACGGGGGAGTCCACGTATCCGACAGACGCGTCGTAGATGGCTGCGAATATGTCGGTGACATCGACACTCGTGAACGATACGTCGATCGGGATGACGCGTTTCGCCAGCCATCCGATCACATCAACTGCATCGATGACGACGCGCCCGCGGCGATACGCGATCTTGCGCACGGGGCCGCGCCAGAGTTCGTCTTGTCCTTCTGCGATCACGAGGTCGGTGTTCCAGTGATCGACCGCGCCGAGCTGCCCGCAGCAATCCGATCCAGCCGTCGCGAAGTTCACGGATGCCGTCGAAGCAACATCGATCGCGCGGCCGTACTGGATGCGCTCGAGCGTCGCGCGCCCAGCGGAGAGCGGCAAGCCGTTCTTGATCAGGTGAACATTGTAGTCCCCGAGCTGGCAGGGCGCCGTCACAGCTTGAATCCGAGATATGTGTCAACGGTCATCGAAGACGCCCATGCGGGGAGCACGGCATTGTCCTGCGAGTTGATGCAGTCCCATTCGACAACGGCGATAAGGTCGGTGCAACGCGTCGTGAGGGGCTGAATTGAACCACTAATCACACTTACGCGGCCAGAATGGTCAACACATTCACCATTACACTTCAGCCAGGTCTTCCCGCTCGTGCCATCGATGACGAGCTCGGAGCCTGCCGGCATCCATGAGATACCGATCTCAGCGCACGGCGCGTACGCTTCGATGAGCGCGTCGTACGATGCCTCGTCAGTCGGCGCCGGAAGACCGCGAGGATTCTCGAATATGCGTACGATCGTGTTGCGCATCCCGAACGTCGAGAACGGCGTGTTCAGCGGGTCGATGCCAGCGAACAGCGTGAGGCGCAGCGCCGTCTCGTAGCCGCTCGGAACGTTCCCGATCGGTATCGCCCCGATGCACCTGCACGGGATGCACGAGAAGCATGGCGCGTCGACTCCGATCCTCGCAGGTTCGAGGATGTACGGCGGCATGCAGTCGCAACCGGGATCCGTCGTGCACGGGTCGCACGTCGCGGCGCAGACAGGACAGCACTGCGTCTTCGGACTCGTGTTGCAGTTCATGAGGGCGCCGAAGGCATCGGACGCGTACACAGTGTCCGTCGTGATCGGCAGCGTCGAGTACGAGGCCGAGCTCTCCGTCTGGATCGTGAACGTCGCCTTGCGCATCGTACAGCAGCACTGCTGTCCGAGCGGGTACTCGCCCTCGATCATCGAGAAGCCATCGACCGTGCCCGCCGACTGGAACGTGTGCAAGCCGTCGTCCAGCGTGGGCTCGTCGGTGCAGTGCACGCGCACGGTAAGCACCTGCCCCTGGCACGACGCGCACGATGACCCGGCCTTCGGGCAGTTCGACGCGTCCTCGAGCTGGCGCCGCATGAACTCGAAGCCGTAGTCCATCCCCGCGCAGCTTGTGGCGATGATGTAGACCGTGAACTGCAGCTCCTTGCCGATCGTGTACGGCTGGCCCAGAATCGACCCGCCAGCGATACCAGTCGTCACCTCACGCGTGAACGTGCTCGTGCGGATCCCACTGATCGACTCGATGATGACTCCGAGGAAATCTGCAGACTCGGGAATCAGCGGATCGTACCAGCAGACATCATCGGTGATCGGATCGACGAACGGGTTTTCTGGGTCATCGTCGCTGCACGAGCACGTGAGCGTCTGCATAATGTGGTTCGGCGGCGTGCACTCCTGGAACCGACCCGTCGTGCACGCCCACCTGTAGTAGGCGTACGTGCGCGCGTTATGCGCAAACTCGACGCATCCGAAGCACGCGTAGGAGTTGATGCTACTCACAGCCAGGCCATCCCGGCGAGGTCATCACTCGTATGCGCCTTGAGGTATCCGATGATCGCAGCAGGCTGCGTCGCATTCGTCTGCAGCGTGATCTGGCGATTGTCGTTGTAGGTTCGGCCCATCGGTGTGCTCATCATAGCCGCGGTGTCGCGCGCGTTGACGATCGTCCCTTTCGTGCGCGGCATCATGAGCTCGGGGCCCTTCTCGCCAACGAGGTAGGGGACATTCGCGTTGACTGGACCGCCGTGCTCGCGAGCGCCACCGAACTTCTTCTTGAACTCGTTGAGGAACCCGAGCACGGAGGAGACGTACTGGGGAACATCGACGCTACCGGACTGTTCTCCACCAGCGGGACCGGAGTTGTAGGCGGATAGGCCGAGCGGTACGGATCCGAGCTGGCTGATCAAGTCGGCCAGGTACTTCGATCCGATGAGCGCGTTCGCCTTCGGATCGAAGCGTCCGCCGATGCGATCGGCGGCGTCCACGAGGCTCTGCGAGGTGAGCTGCATGAGTCCGTAGCCGCCATCAAACGAGACGACGTTCTTGCGGAACCCGGACTCCTGCTTCATGACCGCGGCGATGAGGAGCGGGTCTAGCTTGGTCTTCGCTGCAGCGTACGCGATGGCGGCGTCCACATCGGCGGGAGCGTCAGGGAAGTCGAACCCGGCAGGCTCGCCCTTCTTGCCGCTGAGCAGATCGAATCCTTCACCCTTGAGCCACGCGGCGTGCACGTGGTTTTGATGGCCGCCGACATGGAATCCCTGATTGATGTCCTTGTTCTGGTAGATGATCTGCTTGAAGATCGATCCGAACAGCGGCTTAATAGCTGCTGCGAGAGCGCCCATCTGCGGCGTGTTGCTATTCGGGTCGTCTCCACCACCACTGCTGTTCGAGAGGTCGGCCGCGACGCCCTCGTAGTGGTCGCTGATGTTTCCGCTCGCCGTGTACTTGTTGTGGTCGTACTTGAGTGCGGTGACGGAAAGCCCGAACGTCTTCGCGAGCGTGTCCGCCATCTGCGCTGTGTCGGCGAGCGAAAGCGTCTTGTGCAGGGACATGAGGCGCGGGTCGGAGATTCCCCCGCCGCCGAAGAATGCCGCGGCAGCCATCTGCTCCCGGATGTCACCGAAAACGCCGTCGATATCAGGCGTCTTGCCGACCGCGATGTCTGCCATGACGGTAGCCGTGCGACCGCTGAATGCATCGGTGCTGATGAACTCGGAAAGCGATGGTCCGACATCCTTGACGAAGCTCTGGATCTGCGAGAACCCGCTTCGCAGGCCGCGTCCGAATCCCTGCATGACCGCTTCGCCTGCAGGCACGAGGATCGTCGCGTCGTACGCGATTGGTCCCTTGTTGTTCCTGATCCATTCGGGGATGAAGACGTTCAAGTACCATGCGACGCTGCCCTTGTCCTTGGGCGTTCCGAAGCCGGACATGATGCCGCTCTTGAATCCGTCCATGTATCGAATGCCGGCAGCGAGAGCAGTCGCGTATCCGACATTTGAGAGGACGTTTGAGGCCGCCGTGACAACGTGCAGAGTCGCTGCGACGACTTCTGCTGTGCCGACGGTGATGCCCAGCGCGTACATGTGCATGACCTTGCGGCCCGCATTGAATGCCGCTGTCATCGGCAGGATCGCGAACGCGTTGATACCATCAGCGAGGCCCTGGTCAACGTCGCGTCCGAGCTCGATTGTCTTCTTCGATGGCGATCCGAACTCGAAGACGCTGTTCAGGCCGAACAGGTACGCGTTCGCGTTCTGCACCGCTGCCTGTCGAACGATCGGACTCGTCGTTGCAGCACCATCAGCGAGTCCGGTAGCGACGTCCTGCCCGAGTCCGAATGCGGTCTTCTTGATTCGGAGCTTGTCGGACTTCGATGCCGTTGCCTCGCGGAGCTGGTCAGCGATGTTCGTGAGGATGAAGTCCTTGTTCCCTCCGGCGCCCTGCGCCTCCGCCTGCGCCCTCGCATTCTGGAGGATTGCCCGCTGGCTGTCGGAGAGCTGCTTGACGAGGCGCGGATCATCGAGCGCCTTGCGCAGCGCGCCGGGAACGTCGTCGGTTCCAAGGAAGGCGCGGACGAGTTGCTTCTTGTCGGAGAATCCGCGAACCGTATCGCCAGCGATCTTGAACCTGACGATGACCGGACGCTTCTCGACGAGCGCGCGCATCTTCGCGATGGCCGCGTTCGCCTGCGAGATGAGCTTCTTCTCCTGATCCTTCGGCAGGCCGAGCGCTCGGATGTCGCGCTTCTCCTGCTGGAACGCCCGGATGTTCGCGTTGATCGTGTTCAGCGACGCTCGATTGAACCTGGGCGTGATGTTTCCGTTGAGCGCGAGAGCCTTGTACGCCTTCTGCAGCTCGGCGAGCGGCCCAGTCGTCAGCTTCTTCACCTGGTCCTGCTCGGACAGGTAGAGCTTCCGCTGAACTTCCGCGCGCGACAGTCCGAGGAACTTGATCTGCTTCTCGGCGCGCGCGGATCCGTCGAGCAGCTTCTTGTAGAAGTCGATCTGCGACTGCGTTGACTCTTCTGCTCCAGACGTGATCTTCTGGAACGCGGTCGCGAACGTCGTGTCTCTGATCGAGTTCGCGTAGTTCTGCTGCTCGGTGACGAGCGACTTCGTGTTATCGATCGTCTCCTTCACATGGTCGTTGAACTTGCTGAACATGTTGTTCGAAGCATTGCCGGTGACGACGACCGACTTCCCGACATTCTCTACTTCGGTGTTGACGTCCTTGAGTCCGTCAACGATGTCGCTGACGGCTTTCTTGTCATCCTTGAACTTTGATCCGATACCAGGGATCTTCGATGCCTTGTCGAGGGCGCTCTCGATTGACTCGAACAGGAACAGCGTCGCGTCTCGAACCGGATTGATGACGAGGTCTGCCACCGCCTGCCCGAAATCTCCGAGCGCTCCCTTGATGTCACCGTTGAACAGCTTCACGAATGCGTCAGCGAACTTCGTGACGGTCCCGAGCGCGTGACCGAACGTGCGCCCGAACAACACTCCGACGAGCTCGATCGTGTCAGCCATCTGCCCGAAGATATCGAGGATGACCTTCAGTGCTGCCTTGAGGACGCTGAACGTCTTCTTCGCTGCGGTTGCAAGGAACGCGAATCCGCGGCGAGAATCATCGCTCGACTCCAGCGTCTCGTCGAGTCCCTTCTTGAATCCCCGGAAGATCCCGACCGCAGCTTCTACTGCCGAGACGACGACTCCGACAACTACTCCAAGCTTGAGGAGCTTCGGGCCAAAATCGACCGCTGCCTTTGACGAGTTTGACAGGAGCTTCGAGAATGCTGACTGCGCCTTTGTCAGGCGCGGGATGTTCGCCGTTGCCTCGGCGCCGGCCAGTTTCGTGAATCCCTTCTTCGCCGACGCGTTCGCTACCAGCGTGGCCCCGGTGGCAGCGGAGGCACCTCTCGCCGAAGCGCCAGCGGCAGATGCGGCCTGCAACTCAAGCAGCGAGTTGCGCGCCGCAATCGCAGCCTTGTCCACGAATCCGAGCTGCTGCGCGAGTGCGCCGATACCGTTCGCGATGGCCCCGGACTCGCTCGACACGGCGAAT